CAGACATCCTCCATCATCAAGTGTGTGGCGCGACACAACCTTGGTAAATACAGTCGTCCGGTCTCGTGGACATCTCCCAGCGGACTCCCAATCAAGCTGCAATACCCCAAGCTGCATCGCACCACTGTGTCTCCTGTCCTTGCCCCCAAGACCCGGATTCGCAAACAGCCAGACAGCCGTCAGCCATACGACCTGCAAAAGAATTACAAAGCCGCTGTCGCCAACTACATTCAAAGTCTTGATGCTGCAATTTTACATATTGCTTTTGCTTCCCTTCCTGAAGGCGTCCCGGTGTTCGGCATCCATGATTGCGTCGGGTCATCCGCCTGTGATTTACCCAAAGTGGAGGCAGCATACCGCAACGCAATGACACAGGTGTTCAAGGACAAAGACCTGTTGAACGAGTTTGCGACAGCCAACGATGTGCCTACAAAGATTGTAGATTCCATGCGGTTTCCGTTCGATGCTGATTCTCATAAAATACTTGTTGACGGTCTGGTCTCATCCAAGTATCTTCTTTTTTAACGTGATGGCAGCAAGGGCGACAGCCCATGTGTCAGAGCGGAAAACACAAGAATAAATAAAAAATAATATGAGCATCGTAGCGTCTGTTAGATTGGTAAATCCCACCCTCACCACCCCCAAAGCCCCGTGCATCTGGCCTAAAGTTTATGAGCCGGACACCAAGTTCAAGGAAGAAGGAGAATACAGCATCTCGGTAATTCTTACCCCAGAACAGGCCGAACCCATCATTGCGACTGCCCAGACCCATCTGGACACCTTTGTTTCAGAGCAGGCCAAGATGATGAACTCCAAAAAGCCTCTGCGCCGTGCAGCGGTTGGCGCATGGAAGCCGGACACCGACAAAGACGGTAACGAGACTGGTAATGTCCGTATGTCCTTCAAGATGAAAGCCAGCACCATCAACAAAAAGACTGGTAATAAAATGGAGTTCAAGCCTGCCATCTTTGACAAATATGGTAAGCCCACTTCCGACGTTTTTGGTTCAGGCTCGGCGGTTAAGGTGAACTTTGAAGTGTTTCCGTGGTTCACCCCGGCATTGGGCGCAGGCATCAGCTTCCGTCTCCGGGCGGTACAGCTTCACGAAATCCGGCAGAATGGTGGCGGTTCTTCCAACGCCAAAGACTACGGCTTCTCAGCCGAGATTCCGTCAGAAAATCTAGATACTTTTTCTGACGCCCCGACAGCGGAAGTAAGTCAGCCTGTCGTTGAAGAAGCCAACAAACCTGCTCCGTCTGACGGCAGCGACTTCTAAAAAACCCCCAATGCGTGGTCGGGCAGGTATTTAATTATCTGTCCGACCACCTTATTCAACCTCATAACTTTTATGAGCAACTCCACTAAAATCACCCAACCCCATCGCCAACTCCGCTTTATTGACCTTTTCTGCGGCATAGGCGGATTCCGCCTCGCTTTTGACCGCGTGGGTTGCGAGTGCGTTTTCTCCTCGGACTGGAATGAGAAGGCACAGGAAACCTACGAGGCCAATTTCGGTGAGCGTCCGCACGGCGACATCTACTCCGTGTCCGACAATGCCATCCCGCCCCACAACATTCTCTGCGCTGGGTTTCCATGCCAGCCATTCAGCATCGCCGGTGTCTCCAAAAAACTGAGCCTCGGTAAAAAGCACGGCTTTGAGGACAAGGAGCAGGGAAATCTCTTTTTCAAACTGGCGGAATTGATTGACCACCACAGACCCGACGCCTTTGTGCTGGAGAACGTCAAAAATCTCAAAAGCCACGATAAAGGGAATACATTCCGAATCATTTGGGAAACACTCACCGAACATCTCGGCTACCATGTATATCACAAGGTCATTGATGCGCGAAGTGTCGTGCCACAGCACCGCGAACGCATCTTCCTTGTAGGTTTTAGAGAAGTCCGACATTTCGAATTTCCGGAATTTCCAGCGGATAGCCCTAAGCTCGAATCCATCCTTGAATCCGAAGTGCCGGATAAATACACACTCACCGACCGCCTGTGGAAATACCTTCAAGACTACGCCGCAAAACACAAGGCAGCAGGCAACGGCTTTGGCTTTGGGCTGGTAACGGGCAAAGATGTTTCACGGACATTAAGTGCCCGCTATTACAAGGATGGTTCTGAAATTCTGGTCGCGCAGGCATCACGAAAAAACCCCCGCCGCTTGACACCGCGTGAGTGCGCTCGCCTCATGGGTTATCCAAAGGATTTCAAAATCCCCGTGTCCGACACGCAAGCCTACAAGCAGTTTGGAAACTCGGTTGTCGTTCCGGTAGTCGAGCGGATTGCGCGAGCCGTGACTGAAGCACTTCAACGCGCAACTAGCTACCGCCCCGATTTGGTTCTCCACGACCGTAAATCAACCTCATACCTTTTATGAACAACTCCACTAAATGTGTAGATGGTCGCTGCCCCTCACGCCATTCTTGTGTCAGCTATATCAAACGCTCACAGAATTGTTTTCTTCCGTTCCGAGAAGAATCGGACACCAGATGTTTTTTATTCGAGGAGAGTCCCGCCGCCTCGCCAATAAAAGAAGTCGCCCAATCAAAATAAATCCGCCCAAACTATGAATGAGCAAAAAGTTTTGATATGGGCTGGAGTCGGCGTTGCTGCCACTGTGACATGGCTGGTGTGTCGCCTAATCCCTCTATAAATATATGCCCTCTATAACCTTCCGTAGCCAGTTTGAAGTTCACATCGCCAAGCAACTTGTGGCGATGGGTGCGAAGTTCTCCTACGAGTCGCGCCGAATCAAATACTTGAGGCCTGCCATGCCAACAGGCTACACCCCGGACTTCATCCTCAGTAACGGAATCATCATTGAGACCAAAGGATTGTTCAGCGCAAAAGACCGCAAGAAACATCTGGCGGTGCGGGAGCAGCATCCAAACCTCGACATTCGCTTTGTGTTTCAAAGAGCAGCCAACCGTCTCTCAAAGAAAAGCAAGACCACTTACGCAGACTGGTGCGAAAAAAATAAATTTTTGTGGTCAAACGGAAACATTCCGCTAGAATGGGTCTGTTCGGAACGGCAGAAAACAAAATAAAATATGAAACAACAACAACAACAACAACACACAGACGACATCGCAGATAATGAATCAGCCTTCATCCTTCACGCCCCTTGTAATAGCTGTGGGTCAAGTGATGGTGAAGCACAATACTCGGATGGACACACATATTGTTTTGTGTGCCGCAAATATACCAAAGGAGATAATACTAAAATGAGCGACTCAGATTCCCTATTAACCACCACATCAACCACGCCAGCGTTCTCCGCAGTTGGAGGCCGGATTTCCGCCCTCGCCAAACGAGGACTGACGGAGGAAACCTGTCAGAAGTGGGGCTACAAGGTTGGCGACTTCAATGGCAAGCCGGTTCAGGTGGCCGACTACTACGACACTTCGGGCTGTCTGGTGGCACAGAAGCTCCGCTTTCCAAACAAGGACTTCATGTTCTTGGGGGACAGCCGAGCCGCAGGCCTTTATGGTCAGCAGTTGTGGCGGGACGGAGGCAAGATGGTGGTGATTACTGAAGGCGAGATTGATGCCTTGTCGGTCAGCCAGCTTCAAGGAAACAAGTGGCCTGTGGTGTCGTTGCCCTCGGGCGCACAAGGCGCAGTCCGGGCGTTGCGAAAGAGCGTTGAGTGGCTGGAAAAGTTTGAGAAGGTTATCCTGATGTTCGATATGGATGAGCATGGACGCAAGGCTGCTAACGACTGCGCCCAACTGTTGAGCGTCGGCAAGGCGCATATCGCCTCACTGCCACTTAAGGACGCCAACGAGTGCCTGGTTGCAGGCAAGGGTGCGGAAGTCATCACCGCCATCTGGAACGCCAAGCAATACCGCCCCGATGGTATCGTCGGAGCAACCGAGATGTGGGACAGCATTATCAACCAGCCAGCACTTGCGAGTGTTCCGTATCCGTGGAACGGCTTGAATCAGGTGGTGCGGGGCATCCGCCAAAGCGAGATTGTCACCGTGACTGCTGGTAGCGGTATTGGGAAGTCCCAAGTCTGCCGTGAGATTGCCCACCATCTGCTCGCTCAAGGCCACTCGGTTGGCTATGTCGCATTGGAAGAATCGGTTCGGCGCACGGCTCTGGGAATTGTTGGTATCGAACTCAATCAGTTAATCCACATAGACCAGAATCTTGTATCGCCCTCGGAGCTTAAAGAGGCGTTTGACCGGACAATCGGCACAGGAAGGTTCTACACCTATGACCACTTCGGAAGCATAGACTCGGAGAATCTGATGAACCGTATCCGCTACATGGTGCGGGGTTGCGGTTGTCAGTATATTGTCCTCGACCACTTGAGTATCGTGGTCAGCGGTCTGGGTGACGGTGATGAGCGGCGGCTGATTGACAACACGATGACCAAGCTTCGCGCTCTGGTTCAGGAGTTGCAGGTGGGTATGATTCTGGTCAGCCACTTGAAGCGGCCTGACGGCAAAGGACATGAGGAGGGTGCAGCCACCAGCCTGAGCCAGCTTAGGGGGAGTGCTTCGATTGCCCAGCTCAGTGACATTGTGTTGGGGATGGAGCGTAACCAGCAAGACCCAGACTCTAAAAACATCAGCAACATCCGGGTGTTGAAGAACCGTTTCACTGGCGAGACGGGTCTGGCATCCTCCCTTAAATACGACAAGGCCACCGGACGTATGTCTGAGGTGGACAGCAGCCCGATAGACTCGTTTGCGGATGTGGGCGACAAAGAGTTTGAGGAGGGTGACGGGACGGCCATCATCGTGAAACCTGAAGAAGCAGCCAAGAGCGACTTCTAAAAACCTCCTCACACTACCTATATGAGCAACACCACCACCGCCCTTGTCGAACCAACCAAAGAGGACATCAGTCTGTTCCAGTCACTGTGTGTCTTGTTCAACACATCCAAGACCCGACCACCTGAAAAGGAGCGGATAGCATATAACAGGTTCAATGATATGTGGGTCAGCTTCTACAATGCGAGGACGGCTAAAGAGCGACTGACCTTGAATCAAAAGAAGTTCCTGCAGGTTAAGGAAGAACTGAAACACAGTCGGGCAATCAAGTTCACCGTGTTTCAACATTGATGCAATTATATACAGACACTTTGCCTGACTTCTGTTCGGGGGAGTGCGAATCTGGTGGCTGGATAAGCGTGACTCCAGCATTTAATTTAATATGCCTGACATCACCATGTGCCTAGACTCCAAGTGTCCCTCACGGGAACACTGCTACCGATTCACCGCCAAACCGGAAGAACAGCAGTGCTACGGAGAGTTCTGGCGCGGCGGAAAGGACTCTTGCGACAACTTCATCAGCAACGGAAACAACCATTATCAGAAAGTAGTTGACGAGCGTGACAAGTGACTGCCACTATAGCAGCACAAAACATGACACTGATATTTGATACTGAAACGGACGACCTACTCAACAAAGCCACCAAGCTACATACCATTTGCATCAAGCACCTTGAGACAGATGTGCTGCACCGTTTCTCCAACGAGCGAGTGGCGGAAGGGTTGGAGATGCTGTGCCAAGCCAAGACGCTCGTCGGACACAACATCCTTAACTTCGATATTCCGGTCTTGAAGAAGCTGTATCCTCACCTGTCAAAGAGGCTTGCGGCGTGTGACATCCGAGACACGATGCTGATTACCCGCCTTGTTTTTCCTGACATCAAGGAACATGACTGGCGCATCGCAGCCACCAAGTCTAGCCAAGCCCTGCCTGTCCGTCTGGTTGGCTCACACAGCTTGGAGGCTTGGGGTGTCCGTCTGGGTATGCTTAAAGGCGCGTTCTCCAAGAAGGGCGATTTTAGCTGCTGGTCACAGGAGATGGAGGACTACTGCGCCCAAGACGTTGCGATTACGGCCAAGCTGTGGGAGAAGATACAGCTTAAAAACCCCAGCCCCCAATCTATTGAGTTGGAGCAGCGGTTTGCCGCCCACATTGAGGCCATGTCGGTGCGCGGGTTCAGCTTCAATAGCACCAAAGCAGGGAAGCTCTACGGACAGCTACAAGCAAAGCTGGTGGAAGTTCAGGGTTCTTTGGCTAGCATCTTTCCTCCCCGGATAATCCAAATGAAGCAGACCGACTGGCTTACCTCCGATGGCAGGCAGTGGGCAACCAAGCAAGCGGCAAAGGCGGCAGGATACAAGGACGCACAGATTGTCCGAGGGATGCCCAAGACCAAGAGCCGCCCCTTTAACCCCGCCTCTCGGGATGAGATAGCCGAGCGGCTGATTGAGAAGTATAACTGGAAGCCCACCATCTTTACTGAGACCAACAAACCTAAAGTGGATGAAACCGTGCTGGCCTCGCTTCCCTATCCTGAAGCCCCCATCCTTAACGAGTATCTTCTATTGGAGAAGCGGCTGGCTCAGATAGCGGACGGCAGGGAGGGCTGGCTCAAGGCTGTAGGCGCGGATGGTCGGATGCACGGCAGGGTCATCACCAACGGCTGTGTGACTGGACGTTGCAGCCACCTCAAGCCTAACATGGGTCAGATACCCAACCACGGTTCTCCCTATGGCAAGGAGTGTCGGGAACTGTTTGAGGCATCCAACGGCTATGAGTTGGTGGGCGCAGACGCAAGCGGCTTGGAGCTTCGGTGTCTGGCGCACTTCATGGCTAAGTATGATGGCGGAGCTTACGCCAAAGAACTCCTGACTGGCGATATTCATACGGCCAACCAGAAGGCTGCTGGACTGCCAACACGCAACAACGCCAAGACCTTTATCTATGCCTTTCTTTACGGGGCTGGTGACGAGAAGATAGGCAAGGTCATCGGCAAGGGTGCTAAGGAAGGTGCGGAGATTAAGGCGACCTTTCTTCGCAAGACTCCGGCTCTGCGCTGTCTGCGGGATGCGGTCAAGGCTGCGGCCAAGGAGCGGGGATACCTGTTTGGTTTGGATGGTCGCCGCCTCCCTATCCGCAGTGAACACGCCGCCTTGAATACCCTGTTACAGTCGGCGGGTGCTATTGCGGTGAAGCAGGCTACCATACTCCTGATGGACAGGATAAAGGCTGAGGGTCTGGACGCACACTTGGTCGCCCATGTGCATGATGAAGTGCAGCTTGAAGTCCGCAAAGGGTTGGGTGAAAGGGTGGGCAAGATGGCGGTGCAGGCGATTCAGGACGCAGGCAAGCACTTTAATTTCCGTTGTCCGCTTGATGGCGAGTATCGGGTGGGCGGCAACTGGAGCGAGACCCACTAAGCCTGCATCACACTACCACACATGACTAAATACGATTACGCTTATCTGGCTGGATATACGGACGGTGAAGGTCATTTCGGCTTCACCAGAAGCTCACCCCGGTTTGAGGTGACAAACACTTGTCCGATTGTCTTGTTGAAACTAAAGACAAAGTTTGGGGGCGAAGTCCGGCTCAGCACAGCCTCATCCAAACTTAATCGTCGCCACGCTTGGAGATATTCGGCGCACGTTGCAAGCATCCCTAAAATTCTTAAAAAAATTCTACCTTTTTTGGTTGAAAAGAAACCCCAAGCCCTGCTACTCTTGGAATACATGAGCATCGCCAAAAACGCAGGTAGCAGTGTCCGTAAGGCTGAAATCCAAGCCACCATAGCGCAGCTAAAGCGCATCTCCTATTTTCCTCCACAGCAACAACAACAACACTGATAACACATATATGAGCAATCCCACATTCCACACATTAGGCATAGATGGCGACATCATCGCCTACCGCGCTGCCGCAAGTCTTGAACGTCCTATTGATTGGGGAGACGACCTATGGACGCTACACTGCAATGCAAACGAGGTAATCGCCACAGTTGATGAAATCATTGATGGCTATAAAAAGAAGTTCAATGCTGAGCGGACTATTGTGGCGTTGACGGATTCCGGCAAGACCTTCCGCCACGACCTCAACCCCTCCTACAAAGCCAACCGAAAGAAGGTCAGAAAGCCTGTATGTCTCAAAGTTGTCAAAGACCACCTGATTAAACAATATGGCGCAGTCATCTACCCTCAGTTGGAAGCGGACGATGTGTTGGGCATCAAGGCCACCTCAACTGATAAGCCGTTTTTATTGGTCAGTGTGGATAAAGACTTTAAGTCTATACCTTGCACTCTGTGGAATCCTGATACGGATGTGCTGACTACCATATCAAAAGGAACTGCTGACTATTACCACCTGTTACAGACCCTTACCGGGGACGCCACTGATGGATATGCTGGTTGTCCCAAGGTCGGTCAGGTCACTGCTCAGAAGCTCATTGGTGAGCCACGGGATATTGATGTAAAGGAGCTATGGCCGATAGTCTTGAACGCTTACAGCAAACACGGCTTTCAAAGCGACTATGTTGTATTGATGGCGCGGATGGCTCGGATTCTCCGACACACCGAATACAGTCTCGAAACCAACAAAATCAAACTCTGGAATCCTCCCGTATATGAATAAAAAACCACTACTCTTGGGCTTTACTGGAAAGAAACAGGCCGGTAAAAACTACATTGCCAACAAGGTGTCTGACATCCTTACCAAGCAGGGCTACACCAGCGTCATTGAGATTGCGTTTGCTGACGCCCTTAAAAACGAGGTGTG